TACCCCAGAAGTTAAGACTACTCCAGAGGTTAAGACTACCCCAGAGGTTAAGACTACTCCAGAGGTTAAGACTACCCCAGAGGTTAAGACTACTCCAGAGGTTAAGACAACTCCAGAGGTTAAAGTTACCCCCGATGAAATTGTTGATACCCTGCCGGATCATGTAATTGATAAAGTTACTACTTTAATAGATGACCCAGTTGTCACTAAAATAATTACCGATCCAACTAAACTGCCGCCACCTAAACCGCCTAAAGATCCAAAAGTTCCAAGCAAGGCAACAGGTTTAACTTGGCCTCAAGCTACCGCGCTTGCGAGTACATTTGCTGCGCCGCAACTGGCAAACGTGTTTTATTACGGCAAAGACTTTGGGTCTAAGAAGCAGAAGATTGGCAAAAAAGGTCAGTTAGAGCAAGAAGAGTATAGGTCGCTGAGCGTCACCAAAGCTGGTGCAGAGGGTGAAAAGCTTGAGGAAGAAGCACTTGCTCGAAAAGGCAAAACCGACGAAAATGACGTCGAAGAATTGCTTAAAAAGATTGAAGGGTCAAGCGACAATGCTGCGACCCCCGAAGAAATTGCAGAAATCATAAGGCAAGGAGCCTAATATGGCAGATGAAATTGACTGGAGCAACCCGGATTACAGCGACTATGGCGACCTCCCAAGTAATACGTCCGGCAACACAGTTACAACGGGCACACCAGACGCTACGGGCTACAGTGACTACGGCGGCACTCCTGATACTACGTCTTACAACTCAGACGGCACTATCAATCCGGGCGGCACTGCCTACGCAGGTGATTTAAACACTAACGGTGTTGGTAGTTTGTTTAGCGGCTCAGACCTTAGCAAATTATTCGCGGGTTCTCCACTGCTTAAAACTTTGGGCGCAGCAGGCTTAGGTAAGCTCGCAGATAAACTTTTTGGCGTAACAGGTGGCCCCGGTGGTTACAAAGGCGGTATTCCAGAACTTGTGTCGTCACGCCAGATGCTGCCTATTCCAAGAACTATGCAGGACGCAACAGGGCAAACAGTAGCTCGCCGACCCGGTTCAGGTGGTGTTTCTTACTTTAGCCCTAACCAATACCTAACACCTGCGCAAGCTGCTGCGGCTAAAGCTGCTCAACCAACGGCTCAACCGCCTGTGCAGTCATACGCCCCTGCGCCTTTTGAAAGAGATCCAGCCCGCAGTGCCGCCGATGCCGCACTTATAGCAAAAATGAATGGCGCTACCGCTGACCAAATTCAATTCGCCGCTGGTGGTATTACTACTTTGGGTGGTTACTCAGATGGCGGCAGGCTGCTCCGTGGCCCGGGTGATGGCGTGTCTGATAGCATCCCAGCTACGATTGGCAAAGACCAACCCGCTCGGTTAGCCGACGGTGAATTTGTAATTCCAGCACGTATTGTTTCTGAACTGGGTAATGGCTCAACAGAAGCTGGTGCGCGTAAACTATACGCAATGATGGACAGGATTAAAAAGGCTCGCAGCAAGGCCAAGAACATCGCTGCCGATACTAAATCAGACAAGCATTTACCCGCTTAAGGAACGACTATGGCTACTGCACCTTCTACTGGAAACACCGCAGCTTCGGCACTCCCCGCCGCTGGTGGTACTTCGGAATCCACACTCTCTAGCTGGGCCGGGCCGTACGTAACTAATATGCTTGGCAAAGCCCAAGCTGTAGCAAACGAGCCCTATCAGGTCTATCAAGGCCCAATGACTGCTGGCCAGTCTAATTTGCAGAGTAAAGTGTTTCAAGGTCTAGGCGGCCTATCTTTTCCCGGTAACTTAGGTCAAAGCTTTAGTTCTGGTATGGGTGGTCAGCAACCTCAATATGGAGGTACATCTGCTGCTGGTGGTTTGCCTCCCGGTGCTATGGCTATGCCTGCGTATAAAGGCTCACTTTCCCCCAATATGAGTGAGCTTACTTCGGGTATGCCAATGCAAGACGATATGCCGTTGTTTAATCAACGCGATCCTAGTGTAGGCACTGCAAATATGCCTATGGGCGGCACTTTAGGCACAGCACAAACAGGTGAAAACACCGGCGCTCCTACGCCTTATGACACTACTGGCGTTACACCACCACCCGGCATGGGTTTTACAAGCCCAATGGGTACGCCTCCACAAGGCGGTATTGCAGGCTTAACTCCACCACCGCCACAAGGTTCTCAACAGCCTAGCAACATTGCGCAGTCGTACATGAACCCGTATTTGCAGTCTGTACTTAACCCGCAGATGGATGAGTTGCGCCGTCAAAACGACATTACTAATATGCAAGCTAACGCCAAATTGACTGGTGCTGGCGCGTTTGGTGGTGGTCGTCAAGCCATTATGAACGCAGAAAATAACCGCAATCTAATGATGGAGCAGAATAAGACTGTTGGCCAAGGGTACGCAAATGCGTACGATAAAGCCATGGGTCAGTTTAATACTGAACAAGGTCAATCTAAAGACTTGGTCAACATGTTGGCTAACGCAGGTCAAGCTCAGCGCGGTATTGAGCAAGAAGGTATCACTGCCGACTACAATGAATTCTTGGCGCAACGCGATGATCCGATGAAGAAAACACAGTACCTCCAATCTATGTTGCAAGGCTTGCCATACCAGACAGTAACTAACAGTCCATTGCCTAAATCTGGTTTGGGTCAATTGGCCGAGATTACTGGTAGCTTGCCCGGCATAGAAGATACACTTAAGAACCTTGGCTTGATGCCACCAGCATAAGAGGTAGCAGTATGAACTTAATGGAAGTACAAGACAACCTTAACAAGTTGCCACCCCTACCTCAGTCAATTCAATATTTGACGGCAGCGGCACAAGGTGGAAACCCAGAAGTGCCCCCGTTCATGGCGCTTGCTCGTATTAGCGAAATCAATAAACAAATGCAGACGGCTCAGAACAAGCCGCAACCGCCTGCTGAACCTTTAAACCAAAGCCTGCCTAAACAAGCCTTGCAAGGCATGGGTATTGGCGCGTTACCGCAAGGGCAAGCAGTTACAACAGGCTCAGGCGCAACATTGCAAACAGGTTCTGGCGGTCAAGTTATGACTGAAGGGGCTCCCGCTCCTCAACAACCAGCACCACAAGCCCCCGCACAGGGCGCTCCTCAAAAAGTTATGACAGCGGCTGGTGGTGGCTTAGCTGCTTTGCCAATTGACCCACGCATGTTTGAGTATGGCTCAGGCGGCGTTGTTGCTTTTAATGGCGAAGACGGAGATCAAGAAGTTGAAGAAGATGACGTTGGTGAAGAGTCAGATGCCGGGGCGGGTTCAGGTTCAGGTGTTTCCTATGATGCAGTAGCAGAACTTCGCCGACTCCAACCGCAGATTGAAGCTCAAATGAAACAGGGCGTGCGTCCAGTACGTTCACGAGCAGAGATAGAAAAAGGTCTGACCAAAGATTACGGTATTGAAGAAGGCCCAATTGGTAAGGGTTACTTGGAAGGTCTTGGCTCGTTAAAAGAAGCCAAAGCAGCAGACCGCGCACAGCAACAAGCAGACATTGATACTCGTAGAAAACTTGCTTCCAGCAGGGGTCTTTTGAAATATAGCGATGCTTCCCGTGGGCAAAAAGGTCTTGGCGGTATTGGGGCATTAGGTGAAAACTATATTAGCTCCACTGAAAAATTCATGGAAGAAGAAACCGGTTTACGCCAAGCCGGTATCAAAGTAGATGAGTTGCTCAATGAAGCGCAGTACAAAGTCCAAGCTCTGCGTCAAGCGCAAAAAGATGGCGACATTAAGTCAGAACAAAAGGCTGACGTTGACTTGGCTAAGATTGCTAAGGACTTGGGTGTATCTAAAAATACGCTCATTGGCAGAGCCGTTACCGGCAATCTTGGTGTTATTGGCAAACAAGTCATGGCCGACGCTCAAGTTCAAGCGGCAAAGGAAAGAGCTAAAGCTAAAGGCGCTGGTAAAACACCAAAATTTGATCGCTATGAGCAGTCGTACAAAGTTGAATTAGATAGTTTACTTGCTGAAGGTGAACCTAATGACGCGGCTACCCGTAAGCGGGCTATGAACTTAGCTCAGGATAGGTTAAGCCAGTCGGCAGGTACGGCTCGTGTAGAAGTTAGCAAAGCTGAAAAAGCCAATCAAGAATTCCTTGAGCGGTACTACAGCCCAGAATACTCAGACTTGCGCAAGATGCGCAAAAAGAATCCAGATGAGTACGCGGCGGGTATGGCTAAACTTAAAAATCAAGTTAAAAACGAGTTTGGAATATCGCCGACTGTGATGTCTGGTGGTAACACCCCTGCTCCAACCCCTGCCGCTAATGCTCCAGCGCCTGTGGCTACTAAACCCAAACAAGTGCTTCCACCCGGAACGACGACTGGTAAACTTGTGCCCGGAAAAGGCACTGAAGTATTTAAAGATGGTAAGCTAATCGGCTACGCAAACTAAACGGGTAGCACATGGCACAGACTTTTACCTCCTTCACACCGGTAGAAGAAGCGGAGGCTACGCCGCCCGCTAACTTTACTTCGTTTACCCCTTTAGAAGCGAGCCCCGCGCCATCTGCTAACTTTACTTCTTTTACCCCTATTGCACCTGCCCCTGCGCAACAATTAACGCCCCAGCAAATGGAGCGGTTTGTGGGTACAAATCCGGTACGTAACCCTAACTCCATGACTGCGGATGAGTACCGCGCTCAAGTTGCGGCAAGAGAAGCAAAGGGTTACGACAGAACTATTGGTGGTACAGCCCTCGATGCCGGTATTACTTTTCTTAAGAGTGCTATTGGTTTACCTGAAGCTTTTGTTGGTTTGGCTGACATTCCCACGCTTGGCCGTGTTGGTAAACTTCTTGAACAAGCGGGTTACAAACCTAACGAAGCCAAAGAAATACTTGATACGTATTTGTCTGAGGCACAACAATACGCAAATCGCCAAGTAAAAGAAACAAAAGGTTTCTTACCAACCATTGGCAAAGCCCTTCAATACCCCAGCACTATTGCTACAACAGTTGGCGAATCAATAGCACCAATGCTTGGCGGCGCAGGGGTTGCTAGAGGGGTTTTAAAGGCCGCGCCAAAAGTTTCCCCATATTTAGCCGCCGCTGCGGGTGAAGGCTTACTTGGTGCTGGTAGCGCTGCTGAGCAAATACGTCAGGAAACCGAAGACGGCCTATTGACTGGTAAGCAGGCTTTGTCTGCTGTTGGTTCTGGCGTTGGTACAGCTGCATTTGGTGTGGCTGGCGGCAAGCTGGCTAAAAAGCTTGGTCTTGACGACATTGATACGATGCTGGTCGGCGGTGCTAAAACTCCTAGTGGTTCAAAGTCTGTCGCAGATTTTGCCAAAAGAGCTACGGCATCGGGTATTTCTGAAGGTGTGTTTGAAGAGTTGCCACAGTCTGCGCAAGAGCAAATGTGGATGAACTACGCCACAGACAAACCGCTTATGAATGGTGTTGCTGAAGCCGCTGGTATGGGTCTTGTCACGGGCGCTACCATGGGCGTTGGTGCTACAGCTTTGGCTGGTCGCCGTAAAGAAAAACCACCTACGGAAAAGATTGAGCCAACGCTAGACGCAGAACAACCCGCGCCGCCTGTTGACAAGCGCCAAGCACTTAAAGATGCCTTAGCCAAACGCATGAAGCCTGCGGCAGAGGTACAACCTGCGCCCGCTACGGTAGCTTCGGAAGCTGCTCCTACTGAAGTAACTCCAGAAGTACAACCTGCGCCCACCCCAGAACTTGAAGCACTTGTAGCAAAATACAAGAAGCGGGGCTACATGCCCGAAGACGCCGCTACACTAGCACGTAACGAGATTGAGGAAGCAAATGCGCCTATTGAAGAGGGAGCAAAAGATGTTACAGAACCTATCAGTGAAGCAGGTGGAGAGAGCCCTGCGCTACCTGCACAATCAGCCGACGACATTTCCACCACCACAGGAGTTGGAGAAGCTGAACGAGATGGAATGGTTTCTCCTAGAACGGATGTTACAGAGCCTGTTGAAGGAAAAAGATCTGAGCCCGTTGCAGTAAGTTTTACAACTGCTAAAGGTAGTGAATACACAGTTGATGGAAGTGGTAAAACTTCAAGAACTAAAAAATCTGAAGGCGCAGGTAAAGGTACAACTTACCCGCCTCACACGGCGTTGTATGTAAACCCCGGCGACAACACTGAAATTCTTAGCGATATGCAAGGCGGTATGGGTAAAAATTCCGTACGCCTTGGGTATATATACAAAGATTCGTTTGTACCAATTAGCACTGTAGCTGATATACCAGAAGCAAATGCTAATCCCGTAGTTGGTGTGTTTAACAAAGAAACTAATAAAATAGTAGGTACTTATCCAGCTAAAACTGCGCCTGAAGTTGGTCTACACCCAGTAGAAAAACTTTATAACGACGATGGTACAGCTAGTACACACGTTGGCAATGCAATTACTTCTATCCAAACTAAAGGAGCCGAACTTGGCACTAAGACCCCTAAAACCGTCGAAACAGCGCAAGAAGGACAAAAAGCACCAGCAGCCGGAGCAGTAACCGGCAAGCAACGTGGTCGGCCAAAGGCTGACATCACTGAAGAGAAGCGTGCGGAGAAAGAGAAAGCCCGTACCGAAGGCCGTGCTGAGTACATGAAGGGCGAGCGTACCCTGCCTAAGTTACAAGCTAAGCTAGATGAAGCCGCCGCCCCTGTTGACGAGACTAAGTTTGCCGACGACCTAGATTTAACTGTTGCCCAAGACGAGAAGCGTGCGCTTAAACGAGACACCATCAACGCAATGATGGACTTGGAAACTAAGCACCGTGGCACTGCTCTGGGTAAGCGGGTTAAAGCCGCACTTGCTGACCGATCAAAAATCTCCCAAAAGGATCACGATGACGTGCTGGCTGGGCGTAAATACAAAGCGCAAGAGCGCGTAAACAAAAGCTCTGCGAGCAATGAAGAAGTTGAAACCGCAGATGAAGGGTTTAAGAAAGCTAAGAACGCCGCGCAAGCCATCAACCAAGTCATTAAGACGGGAACTGGCTTTCAAAAGTTCTTGGCCAAGCGCCTTCGTGGGCTGGTCAACGGCGTTAAGTTTGTTGTAGTTGAGGAAACTGACCCACTGCCAGAGCAATTGTCTCGCCATCAAGAAGCTTGGGGTAACGACAACTCCCGTGCCCGTGGTGTGTATTTTGAGAACACAGCTACCGGTGAAAAAATTATCTACGTGCGCGGTTCTAGCGCCGGTGACTTCCAAGGTATCAATAACACCACAGTGCTCCACGAGTTGCTTCATGCTGCAACGCAACAAAAGCTTGAGATGGCTCTTCTTGCGGTTCAACGTGGGTTCTCAGGTGACGCTAAGCTGACTCGTGCGTACAACAAGCTTCTTGCGGTAATGAACAACGCTAAGGACGAATACAACCGACTGTCTAACTTGGGCGAGTTACCCACAGATATTTATTATTTGAAGACCGTGTCTGGTGTGTTCAGCAATCCGCACGAGTTTGTTTCCTACGGCATGACCGACCCCTACTTCCAAAAGTTCCTGATGGGGGCTTACGGCTTTGAGGAAGACACAGGTCTGTTTAACCGCTTTGTAGACGCAATCCGTGAACTGCTTGGCATGGGTCTGGACACAGTTAACGCTCTGTCTGATTTGATTCTTGTTACTGATGAGATTCTGTCGGCTAAGCTGACACCTACAATGAAGATGATTGCCAAGGCTGATAAAGCCAACGCAGTACGTGAAGGCCGTGGTGAGAAAGTATCTGCGGCTAAAGCTAAAACCAATGCTAAAAAGATTACCGCTGCCGAGAAGAAAATCCTGCGCAGCAAGGAAGCGCAAGGGGTAGTCGACGGTATTGACACAATGGTTAAGCTACGCGACCCACAGATCTTCTTGGACACTCTCCAGTCTATTTGGAGTGCGCTTAACGTAGCAAAACTAAAAGCGCTAATGCCTGCCATCCAAACCAACATCTTGGCTGAGTGGGGCACTAACCTCGGTATTACGCACATGGATAAAACATGGCGTGCGATGCAAGACATGAGCGCTATGCGCATGAAGATGCTTGGAGGTGCTTCAGAAGTAGTAAATAAATGGCTTGATGTCCAACCCGGGTTGTATGGCAAGCTTGTCAAAGGCAAGAAGAACGAGCTAGCTGAGTTGTCTGCTGTGATGCACTACGCCACAGACAAGAGCATTGATCCTGCTACAAGCAAGAAAGACGCTACGCTTAACAAAATGTGGGATGGCCTGAGCGATAGGGCTAAGGAAATCTACACCGACGTACGTGACTACTACAAGTCTAACTTTGACTTGTACCGCTTGTTACTGAATAGCCGCATAGACGCAATGAAGATTCCGGGTGATGCCGCTGACCCTGATACACCCAAGGGTAAGTTGATGGCCGAGATTAAGAAGATGTACGAGACGGCTAAAGGTCTGGCTCCGTACTTCCCATTGATGCGTTATGGTGATTACTGGTTGCGTGTGGGCTCTGGTAAGAAGAAAGAGTTCTACATGTTTGAGAGCGTAGTAGACCGCGAAATGTTTATGCGCCAGCGAGTTCGTGATCTGCAAAAAGAAGGTGATACCCGCAGTCTGTCTGAGATGAAGGCTGATGAGGATATTGAAACCGGCAACGACTTGAAAGGTTTGCGCGATAAGAGCACGACCAATGACACTGCGCCTCTGCTTAAACAAATCTTTGAGTTGATCGGTGACGGCATGAATGAAGTCGATGCCGAGGCGCTTAAGGATCAGATCTATCAGTTGTACTTAACCACAATGCCGGAGCAGAGTTTCCGTCGTCAGTTTATCCACCGCAAGGGTACTACCGGTTTCTCAGGTGACGCGCTGCGCAACTTTATTACGTCTTCTACCAACATGGCTAATCAGCTTGCGCGTTTGAAGTACGGCCCAGTAATGCTTCGTGAAGTTGACGCTGCCAAAGAAAGTCTCAAGGGTAACCCTGATAAAGACAAACTAGAGATGCTAGTCAATGAGTTAGGTGAGCGCGTTCAAATGGATGTGTACCCGCCTGCTGTAGATTCTGTGGCGCGAGGTGCAGCTAACGTTGCAAACAAAACAGCGTTCCTGTACTTCATGACTTCGGTTAAGACTGCTGTTGTTCAGTTCTCCTCACTGCCCATATTTGGCGCACCTGTCCTTATGTCTCGTCATAGCCCCACTGCTGTAGTTGCTGAGATGGGCAAAATGATGCTGATCTTTAACGACGTCGGCGTTATGGACAAAGACGGTAAGCTTACATTGCCGACTCTGGCAAACTCTCGCCGCGTTAAGATGAACGAGGAAGAGCAACGGGCTGTTGAAGCAATGATGGATCGTGGTGTCAGTGAGATCACGATGGCCTATGACTTGATGGATCGCCGCAATACTCCGTCGGCTAAATACTCAGGCGCATGGAAGTCTGCAACTAATATGATGGGTGGTTTGTTCCACCACGTCGAGCGCTTAAACCGCGAAGTTATGTTCATGACCTCGTTCCGTTTGAGCCGCAAAGAAGGTATGTCTTTTGATGATGCGGTCGACCAAGCGGTTAAGGATACTTACGATGCCCTTGGCAACTTCTCTGAGCAAAACCGTCCACGTATCATGCGCGGCCCCGTTGGTCGTACATTGCTGCAATTTAAAACTTTCCCTGCTTTCGTAACCACATACTTAGTGCGTAATGGATACCGTGCTATGTCTGGTATGGATGCGGCGGCTAAGAAAGAAGCGGCAACTCAGTTGTTTGGCACTTTGTTTATGTCTGGCCTGCTAGCTGGTTACGTTGGCGTTCCCGGTATCAGCGCGGCTATGGGTGTTATACAAGGCATTATCAATGCAATGCGCGATGACGATGACGAAGATCCATTAGAAGAGCGCGACATTGAGTTCTGGTTCCGCAGTGTGTTTATTCCTGAGTTCTTTGGTGAAGCCCAGATTGGTGGGCAGAAGATTAGCGAAATCATTGACTCTGGTTTGATTGACACCATTACGGGCTACAACATGTCCAACAGTTTGTCGATGAACAACATGTGGTTCCCAGATTTAAAAGAGCAACGCACTCTTGAAGATACAGTGCAAGAATATGCGCTGTCATTGATGGGGCCGTTTGCTAGCCTGACATTAAATCAAATACCTTCTGCTATTCGTTTACTGCAAGAAGGCAAAACCATGCAAGGTTTGGAGAGGCTTCTCCCCGCCGCCTTGCGCCAGCCGTTGACTGCGGTTCGGTATAGCGAAGAAGGTGCTACAACAAGTACTGGCGCGGTCATTAGAGAGCCAGAGGAATTTACCAAGGCGCAATTACTTGCTCAAGCAGGTGGCGCACGGACTACAGGTTTAGCCTCCGCGCAAGAAGCTAACTTCAAAGCCAATGCACTCAAGGCAAAAGTGGTAATTGAAAAAGGTAAGCTTGTTAATCGTGTTGACTTAGAAGCCACACGGGGTGATGACGAAGCATTTGACGATGCAATAGAAAAGCTTATTGCGTTTGGTGCGCGTAACCCGCAGGCTAGGATTGATGGCGGTGACTTAAGCAAATTGGTTCAAGCGCGTATAGCTAAACGTGCCAGATCTGATCGCGGGTTTGATGTAGACAAGAAGTTCTACCCGTACTTGGAGCAGTTACTTGAGTCCTCCCGCGAGAAGCTTGAAAAAGAAGCGGCGAAATGAAAAAAACCCCCGGGGATTAGCCGGGGGTAAAAGGAGGGCAACCAAAATAAATCGTCGGCAACTGCTTCCCGACAGTTAAGTTTAGCTCAAAGCCTCCACACTCGCAAACCTTTTACGCCTTCTTCTATGACTACTTTCATAAGTAGTTCCATCTTCAATCGGCGGCCTACTCGACCAAGTTCCGCTTTAGCTTTTGCTGTATCAATGCAGGGTACAAAAAACGAGTACCCCTTGCGGAACTTGGCCCAGTTGACCTCATAGTGCACTGTCTCGATTTTCATCGGGTGTTTCTATGTGAATAAAATCAGCTTGGGACGCATCAAACATAAGCGCACGAACCGCAGGGGACACAACCTTCATGCCCTTAGCCATACGCTTGTTGACCGCTTCTTTAAATACATTAACTTCTTTCAGTTCTTTAAGTAAATCTTTGTAGTTAATTTGGCGCTCGACACAAAAGTCTTTAAATGGTTTTGCCGCAATCCATAACAGCTTGGTGTCTGGCTCGTAGCGTATGAATAGCTCGCCTCGTGGCTCCATAGTCGGCATAGGAATCATATTGCTTCGTGCGTCATTCTCGCCGTTCACAACCAAAGCGTGGTTCATGTTGCCGTTAATAAATTCACCAAGGGTAGAGGCGGGGTTGCTGATTGGTGGCTTTACGTCTTCGCGCATTTCGCCGAGCATCTTCACTAGCCATGAGTAGACTAGCTTCATGTCGTAGTCGTGCAGTTGTAGATTTTTGGCAATCAAACCACCGGCAATATTACATGCGGCAACGGCTGACCAGAAACGCTCACGCTGTGTAAATTTAACTTCCTTGTCGAGCTTAGCCTGAATCTGACGGACTAAGTCTTTGGCGTCTTCTAAGTTGTTGACGAGCCACTGGGCATAAATCTCACCGGCAAACCCATAGTTCTCACGCAGTTGGTGGTCAAACATCTGCTTGCCTACCTGCACGTCAATCAGGTTGTTAGGCTTGATCTCATACTCAAGTAGACGCATAGACTCACCATCAGGGGAATCTTTTGCCGCACCAAGCTTTTGGTAGAAGCTAGCGTTTGAGGACGTTAGAGTCATCCCGTTCCAGCTAGTCAGATTGACACGCTCCTCGTTGACTGAGCCGCGCATCTTGTTCTTACCTCTACCCTGTGAGATGCTGTACGACAGGTCAGAGAACTCCGTAGGGCTGGTGTTCGTAATCTCGTCGATTGTGTTGGGCAGGTTGTTCATTACACCTAGCCTGTGCATCTTTGCGTTGAACGTATCCTTCCAGATCGAGGCGTTCTTAACTGGATGACCCCATACACTGTTACACATAAACAAGGCAGTCGACTTACCCGAACCTGAGCTACTGTGAATCAAGTTAATGATTGCACCGGACATACCTGTAAATTTCAACAGTGGTGAACCAAAAGCCGTCAGTGCCGCAAAAGCATGAGGCTCAAGGCCGGGCTGTGCGTACATGTTGAAGACTTCTTTCCACTTGTCAAAGTCACCGTGCTCAGTGAGGTGCTCGGCTACCGACTTGGTAATGTGTGAAGGCGGGCTGTAATACACGCCGTCCTTTGTAATTTCTCTGTCGCCAAGAATGAACTTGCTGTCGTTATCGACCCAACCAAATTGTGTTCTCATAATATCTGCTCTCCGCATTACTTGTAGGTTTTTGACTGCTGTAATCACATACACGCACATGAGGTCGACTTGCTTACTAAACAAGCCCACACCCTTAGACGCTAGTGCCTCACGCAGTTTGTCTTTTGATGAAAGGACTCCGAGTGGGATTGCAAACTCTTTCATGCCATCCATGGGTAGGTGCAATCGGAATAGCAATGTCTCGCCAATATCGGGGTCGGTTAGCCGCTTGATGATGTATAGATCGTGCTCATACACAAGGTCTGGTTCCGCTTCATCGTCTGAGGGCCTGCGGTAAATGCCGCCGTTCTTGCCCCTGAAGAATGGGAATGGATACTCAGGTATGCGTACTGTCTCAACCTCACCGTCTTCGGCTTCGATTACAACATCGTAATCTTCGTCTTCGGCTTCTTCAATCTCCACACCAAGCATGATTGGTGATTTGATCTTGCCCTTGTGTTTACACCCATCGCAACCTCCGGGGTTCTGCTTCTCAAAGGTAGCGCAATGATGCGGCCCGCCTGTGCGTTGCAGATCATCGACTTTAAACTCAGTCTTAAACCGGTCGTAGTCGGGATGCTCCGCAGACATTTTGTGTACCGCAGAATCTCGATCAACGCAAAAAGTGGCAATCGAAAGCGCTGAGCGCCATAAGTTGTAGTCGAGTGTGGCTTGATTCTCGTAACAGTGCATTAGTTGGTTACAACCTTCGCCCTGCGCTGATTTCAGCATTATTGTTTTGAAACGCTTGACCTTATTCTGCATCACCGATTCCATCAAAGGACTCATGGTGCGCGGAATAAAGTCTGGCCGCTCGTCTTCCGGTTCGGGATCGGGTGCGCCGAGTAGCTCTTTCACTTGTGCGTAGGTCATACGCTGAGTGACTTCGTTAAGAACCTTTACTTCTACAGGTTCAGCTTTAAAGTTGTATGTGCCGGGGACACGCAGTACTCTGGATGCTTCAAATACAGCAGGGTCGACAATGAATCCTTGCTCTACGCACAACTCACGAAGGCGGTTTGCAAGGGGTTCCCAATTTGTGCGAGTTAAGGTTTCTTCAAGCAACCAGTATGCGTGGATGCCATAGCCTGAACTAACTAAAATCGGTTGTGGTAACCCTACGTTTTTGCAGAACTTCTTGAACTCGGCAAGACCTGTGGCTTGGTCAATATAACCCTTGATGACTCCCTTTTCATCGGGTACAGCCTTCGTGGGGCCGCAATCAATATCCATCCACAGTGCTCGAACATGGGCTACGTTTTCATGTGTGCGGTTATTGAGCGGGCCAAACTTGGCACAGCCAAAAAACACATCAAACTTCGCCTGAACTAGCGTCTCAATCTGCTCATCTACTTCTGCCCTTGTATCGTAAAACTTCTGATCTGGATACTTCCCTAGCCCAAACACACAGTACCGACCCCCTGTGGGTAGTACTGCGTCTAGTAGGTCAAAGTGGGACATGTTTTATTTTTGCTTCTCTTTGGGCTTTTTTGTAAGTTCTCATCCATCCAATAATCCGAAAACCGTTTTCTTTTGAGGGGTGGGTCTCCCCCATTAGCCAGTTGTAAATCGTCATTCGACTTACCCCCAAGGCTTCTGAAGCTTCAGCAACCGGAATATCATTACGTAGGAGAAACTTTCCTAAAGCCACATCCAACGACTTAGAGTCATCGTTTTGAATCGCGTCCACTAAGCGTTGGCTGTAACCATAGGTCATGTTTATTCCTCGTCGCTCCAAGCCTTAACCACGGAATCTAAATCTTTCTTGGTTACAGGTATTGGCGCAGTCTTAGCAGGGCGTTTAGTTGGCTCGTCAATCGGGCTAGCTTTTACTTTAGCCATCGCCTTCTCTTCGTCGTCGTCAAGCATCTTGCCCATAGGCGTAGGCGCTTCTAGCTTGGGCTTACCTGACATGTCTGCTTGGTATGGTGTCATAACGACCATCTTCTGCACTTCAGGAGTGTTAGCCACTTTGCTAGTCACAGCGTACTGTGTCTTGTTGATGTACTTAGTCGGCGTAAACAACACTGACTGGTTGTCATTGTCTTCGTTGAAACTAATCTGTGTCACAACGTAGTCCAAGCTCTTGCCGTTGTTAGACAAATACTTGGAGTAGTTTTCAAACGTGTGCGTGTTATCGCCTACGCTATCACCAAACAAAGACTTGGATGCCAAATTCATTTGATAGACTGAACCTTCCAGTGATGTACCAAAGTCTTCTTCCAACACAAGCGCAATGCGGCGTGAGTAACGGCAAGCCTTAGAGTTGCCTTGGCCTGAGCCTTTGACGTTCTGTTGGCAAGTGTCGCAACGCTCTGCTTGTGGGTTGGCTGAACCTGCATCGGGTGCACGTCCATCGTTAGAGAAGCAATCAGGCGCAGTCGGCTCAGCATCAGGGCTCCACTGCTTAGCGTAGAAGATACGACCCACAGCAGGGGATGCGTTAACAATCACAGCGTGCAGATTGCCTTTGACCTTGCCCATCTCTTCACCGCCGACTGTCTTACGAAAGATGCCATTCTTGGGCACAATGCGTTTGACTCCGGTACGACCTGCAAGTTGTCGTGTGAGGTCGCTAACTCCTGCGGTTTGCAAGAATTCGGGGAGGTCTTCATTAAGAATAGTAATGTTGCTCATTTTCAATTTTCCTTAGAACGTCTAACTACCACGGTGTATTCACTTTCGACATTTAGCCCTTTGGGGTAAAGGTCTGGATTCTCAGCAAGAAAATCTTTCATGTTTGTTTGATGAAGTCGTTTCTCTAACAGGCCAAATGCTCCGGTTTCTTCAATAAAACCGTAGATTGAATCCCAATCGTTCGTCCAATACCGTGACTTAATTGAACGCATGATCGTGCCATGTGGGGTGCGAATGCTGTCGGCATTCATGTCTTTGCATACGTCGAGCATTTCTTGTGCTAACACTTTCATCTGCTCTTCGAGGTCTTGATCTTCAGCTTCAAACACTTTTTTGTTTGCCGCTCTCTTGTCGCGTATCTTGATATAGATTGAGGTTAATCTGTCCAAGTCTACGGAGGTGACTTTGTCTTCAACTTCTTCCATCTGATTCTCCTAATTGTTAAATGTGTTGCAGTGGCAGTTCACATAAAGCAGTGTTTCGTCCTATCAACTAATGAAGCAACGTATTGGCGCTAACCCAATACCTACCACTGCGACACAACTCTAATGTAACACCACATTTGACATTGTCAAGGGGTGTCTGAAAATTCTTGTCGATATAAATCAATTATTTTGTTATGGTTCGCTACGTTGTTGCGTAACAAAGCATATAAACGTTTTTCTGTTTGGCTTCCGTGTATGTGTACGATAGTCATTGGATTGCGTTGGCCGGGCCTGTCAATGCGTGCGTTTGCTTGCAGATACGTTTCAACACTGGAGGTGGGAGCGTACCAAATAACAGTGTTAGCCGCAGTCAGTGTTAACCCGTGTGATGCCGCTTGCGGTTGGATGACAAGCACTTTAGGGTCGGTGCGATTCTGAAACTCTTTGACTATCTCTGCGCGTCTGTTAGCAGACACAGCCCCGTTAATGACATCGCATGTAATGCCGTTCTTAACTAAGTATTTGGTTAACAACTCAATCGTGTGTGTAAACGGAACGAATACAAGAACCTTGTGGCTTGACTCATCAATCACTTCCTTAATGACTTTGAGGCGGTCGGTTACATCGAACTCAATTACTTCGCCGTTGTCTGAATACACTGCACCGCCTGAGATTTGCAAGAGCTTGTTAATCTTTACTGCGGCGTTAACTGCTGTAATCTCTTCTCCTGCTGCCTCAATTAGCATCTGCTTCTTTAGTATGGCGTAGTACTTTAACTGCTGCGGTGAAAGTGGTGCTTCTCTGTCAACAGCAGTAACCTCTGGTAAATCAAGGCAGTCGGCTTTCTCAAACCGGATAGCGGGCTGGAGCACATTGTGTACAGTCGCTTCGGCAGTGGGCTTGGGTATCCAACGATAGTCGCTGATCTTGTGCATGACTGAATCACGAAACTGACCAAAGAAAGGTGATACACCCTTGGGGTTCACAAGCTTTGCCAATCCGTAAGCATCCACAGGTGACTGAGCCGCTGGTGTGCCCGTCAACATCCACAAGCCTTTGATAACTTTGGTAATGTCCCGCATGGTCTTCCATCTCTCAGTCTGCGCGTTCTTATACGCAGACGCTTCGTCAATCACGATGAGATCAAACCCACCCGCAATGATTTCTTTTTTGACGATCTCTACGCCATCAAAGTTAATGATGACGAACTCAGCAAGCCCGTTAAGGATTTGCTTGCGCTTCTCTCGACCGCCATGCGCTACGGCTACTGTGCGATGCAGAGCAAACTTAAACAGATCTTCTTGCCATGCGGCCTTCATCACTGACAGTGGGCAGACAATAAGCACTCGGCTAACAACTCCAACTTTCATCAAATAATCCACCGCCCAAATCACTGATGCGGTCTTGCCTGTGCCCTGCTCGTTAAAGCAAAAGCTCTTGCGGTTGCTGATTAAAAATTCAGCGGTGGTCTTCTGATGCTCGAACGGGGTGAAGCCATGTGGCCTTGGCCAGTCATACTCTGATAGGTTCATTTCTTCTTACGTTCTTTGGTACTTACTTCAGTCACCAACTTGTGTTGTGAGTTACGCTTGAACGAGCGGTTCTTTGTGGCGGCTTCAACTTTTGTGCCGTCCTTGTTAGAGCCACCCTTGCTCAGCGCTTTAACGTGAGAAATGTCTTTGCCTTCCCTAGAATCAGCAGTACCGTCATTGTTCTTGTCGGGATGCTTTTTGTCGTACTCACTACGGGCACGCTGACGCTCCATCCGGTCAGGCAACTCGCCACGGGCAACTTGCTGTTGGTATTCCTTTTTATAAGGGCGGGGTTTGTTTACGTAAGGCATTTTGTTTAACTCTTTCTTGATATACGGCTTCGTTAATAGCCCATTCACGTTCGTTACGACCGCTACGTGATAGAACTTTCTCACCCGTGAGGGATACTAAACCCATCTTCTGCAACTCAGGCAGTCGGCGGGATACAGCAACGCCATCTTCACGGCTATTCATATTCGCCATCTTAGCAATACCATCTTTACCTAGTGGGCCGTGGTCTAGCAAGGCATGTAGTATCTGATAGTAGTGGGCATGGGCGAACTCCCCTACTTTATCTGCCGCCTCGTGACTTGTCGAGGGGTCTGTGTTACGTGCGCGTACATAATCATCTGACATTTTTAGCTCCTTATTTAGTCATTTGGTTTCTGATGATGTCTCTGATCCTCTGCTCAAAATCGTAGGTGTGCAGTAATCCGCTTTTGATATGACTATGTATGGAGCTACTATAGTTGTGCAGTTCTTTGCATACAGTATCAATAATCAACTGCTTAACGTCGTCCTGCAGTTTCATGTAAGCGGCGGCATTGTTCTTTTCTTCCTCGGTCATGGTCATCCTTTGTTGTATTCACATTGTTTTACTGAGCACCACTTACAGAGTGGCCCTGTTTTGGGGTTCCACACCCCGCTCATGAATGCGCCTTCGAGCCGCTCAATGTCGGGCAGTACTCGTTGCACATACACTGACTTCATCTTGGCATCATGGTCGGCCTTGACGAATTCTTTACTGACTACGAACATAAGCGCAGACTTAACCCGCTCGATCTCGGGGTACTTGGCAAACAAAGCAGTAGCAATCAGGTCAAGCTGACCCATATCGGCATAGCGTGCGTTCTTACTTGTCTTGTAGTCAACCGAGTAGGCTAGCTTCTTGTCGCGGTTTATGATGACCAAGTCGGCAATGCCATGCCACCACACGCCCTCGGCTGAGAACTCGCAAGGCTCTAAGTTTTTGGTTAGCCCTAGTTTTACCTCGCAATGTTTCTCCCCGGGGATGGCGTTTAGTCTATCTAGAGAAGACTTAATGTACGCAAACTTCTCAGGTATGGGCGTGCTATCTCGAATGTATTCCTCGGCAACGGTGTGCATTTCTTTGCCGTACAGCGTGGCGGTTGTATCGCCCTCGACTACATCCTTGGCAACCTTGGTGTGGAAGTACTTCTTAGGGCACTGCTGAAAGGTCTTGAGACTACTGAATGACCAAATAAGTTGTTTCATGCTTGCCCCCAAATCAAATAGCCCATCAAGAGGCCGATCAAATAAGCGGCTATCGGTGTGTAGAACAAGTTGGGCATCCTGCGCCCCTTGCTAATGATGTCTTTTCCGTTCATGCTTGTCCCCTTGCTCGGATGGCTAATGAACACGCTCTTGCGCCCTCTATCCAAATTGATTTGCCTTGCATCTGTTCCTCACACACCTTTGCACACGCCTCACGCTCATGCTGTGCTACTAGCTTGGCAAAGCGTTCTGCGTATTCAAGTCCAATTATGGGCATCCAATTTACATCGGTTGCAATATGCAACCCCGCCTCTTGTGCTATTCGGATAATGTCTTCTCTGTTCATGTATTCTTTTCCTTGAGTTTGGCTTCAATGGCGGCAAACAACTTATCCCATTCTTCTTGGGTCATCTGGTCTGCTGTCCAAAAACTTGCCTTCTCCTCATCCGTCAGCCCAGCCCATGTGCGCTGTGGATACAAAGGCCATATCTGACCAAGCGGTGTGAACAAAGGGCTATCTTTGTCTGTGCTGACCATGCGGTTAGTTGGGTCGTACCATGCGGTAGGTTTCATATATCTTCCTTTGTGTACTTCTTCCAAATTTCTTTTGCGTCCATATCCCAAATGTCGGCTACCAATTCCTTTAGCTCTTGGTACATATCGGGCTTCTCTATCTTTAGGTTCTTTACCCATGGCGCATCTTGAAGCGCGGGTCTAAGTTCCCACCACAATTTGCGTTTTTTAGCCGTTAATGAATCTCCACGAATAAAAGCCTGCGCCTGTAATTCGTTATCTTTTTCTTTTTCGCGTTGCTCTTTAGCCTCACGCCATTTCTTTTGTATGGATAAAATTTCAAGCCGCTTTTCTTCTGTTGTTTGATAGTAATCTTCGGGCATCCAAATTTGTCTTAGTATCTCGCTACGCTCCGGCCTCTTCATTTTGCGTAATGCTTTGGCTTCAATCTGCCTAATACGTTCCTTTGTTACATACAATGCCTTTCCAACTTCTTCTAAGGTGAAGTCAGCATCCAATTCAATTCCAAACCGCATACGTAATACTTTGGATTCCCTTGGCGTAAGAGTGTCTAACATTTCTTTAACATGCTCGGCTAACTGCGCCTTGCATAGCTCTTCATCAGGGTCGATAGTTGGCTCTTCTTCGTATGGTAAGCATGGGAACTCAGGCAACATTGAGTCCTCTTTGTACCCATGGTAGTAGTAAACTTTGATAAGCTCTTGGCTTGCATCCGCAAGTGTGCCATAGGGGATGCTTGTCCCTTTATTTATTTTGCCGTACGGTCTAGCAGATTTAGCAAAGGCCATAGCTCTTGCCGCATCCGGCCTCGCAGTTAAGCGGTAGGTCAAGTGCCCATTTGGGGCGCACGCGCATACACATCTCTACGTATTCTTGCGCAGTCTTAGCCTCGGGTGTCGGCGCGATACAAGCAATCGCATCATGCACAGTCATCACAACCTTGTACTTCTTGGCTATCAATAGCATCTGCTCACCGATCACAATACGAGCTAAGGCTTGGCATACGTTCTCAATCACCTTACCGCCATAGATTCGGTTGGGTATGGTTGCTTTTCCCCGCTTGGTGTCGTAGACCATCTCGGCCTTACCTTCCTCACTCTGAAGTATGCGCAGGTTCGGATAGCGCAGGTACAAACCATTGGGAAGTAAAACACCGTTGTTGCCTTCTATTTTTAAGACACCATCGCGGCCTAGCGCCATTGAATTGCCACGCAAAATTGCCTCTAACGCAGTACCGGCTTTCTTCCAGAGCGCAGTAATTTTCGGATACGTAGTGCGGTAAGTGTCGATAATGCGTTTTGCTTCTTCCAACGTAATCTCCACGTTAAAGTTCTTGAGTTGCGCTTGGAACTTTGCCGCACCCATTCCGTACCCACAGCCAAGGATAGTGGTCTTACCAACGAATCTCTCATCCTTTGTAATCTCCGAGGCGTCCTTGCCATAAATAGCAGATGCCATGATTTTGTATACATCCTCGCCACGATCAAATGCCTCCACTAAGTCGTTCTGTTCCGCAAGCCATGCTAGCGTACGGGCTTCAATTTGTGATGAGTCTGAGTCGATCATCATGTATCCTGTTGGCGCAAAAATAGCGTGTTTCAGGGGGGAGTTGCGCGGGATGTTTTGTAGGTTGAGTTTGTCGTCACCACCCCACCGCCCTGTGTGAGCCGCATAGTATCGCAAGGGAACTGGCATAAGTCCTCGCTTGGCAATCCCAATGAACCTTTCGGTTCGCGTCTCCTCGATGGTCGACTTCGTGCCAAGGCGTGCGGCTACCAACGCTTGCACTGCGGGGCTATCGTGTTCTAGCAATGCCTTAAATTCTTCATCGGTCTTAGAGAAAGCAAACGTCTCTCTGCCGGTAGTGGGGCTGATCTTCATTGGCGGTGTAGCGCCTGCGGCTTGCAACATAATGGCAAACTTTTGGTTGCTCATCATGTCTTCTTTTTCGTAAGCCCCTAGCGCCATAGCCTTCAAATCTTTCACCGACTCCAAGTGGTCACCGAGTACTTGCAAGTCCAGCGCCAAAGACGGCTCTGTGAACATGCGTATGGTTAAGTCAATTAACCGCAGCTCTACCTGTGGAAACCCTGCGCTCATATTGCCAAACAACTGCCATGTCAGGGCTACATCGTTCATGCAGTATTCCCCATACCTTGCTAACTGCTCGGGGGGAAAGTCGATCCGTCTCAGGCCAAGGGCGTTCTCAACCTCTGTACCCTTCTCTCCAATGCCGTAGTACTGCGCTAGCACCTTGAGACTGCCGCCTACGTTAGTACCATGTAGTGCGCGACCCATAGACAGTGTATCTAACCAACCCTTTGGTTTAATATCAAAGTGCCAACTCAAGATTGCCCCATCAAAGATAGCGTTATGTGCTAGCGCCAGTGAATTCTTCCAATCGAACTGACCAAGGTACTCGGCAGTCTGAACCATCGTTCCGCTGAACCATTCTGGCTCACCATCATCCACCTGCACTGATACCCCTACGACATGGAACTCAGGGTCACGGATGTACTCTTCGGTAGTCTGCTTGGCAAACCCAATCTCGCGTGAGTAGAACGTCTCAAAGTCAACTGTAATTATTTTCATAGCATGTTGTCCAGTATGGCTTCGAGTATGTTTAACTCAAGGCTTTCTTCATTGATGACCAACGCCCTGCCCCCTGCTTCTCTAATTTGTTTAAGGTTCTTCTCTTGTAATGCAGTCGGGTAACCCCTGCCTGCCTTGGCTTCAATAGCCAAGAACTCTCCATTGAGACAAACTAAAAAATCGGGGACGCCACTGCTTCCGTAGCCAGTACCGATGGGCATGGCGTAGTAGGCTTTGTAGGTTTTGAGGATTGCCTTGATCTTTGCTTTGACCTTGGCTTCGGGTGTGGTTGCCATCTAATACTCCAGTTGTTTATGGAGTTAATATAGCACCTTGCTTGACTTTGTCAATAGTAGAGACGTAAAAAAGCCGCCCGTAGGCGGCTAGGATATACCCTAACATTGTTAGGTCGTTTTACTTCAGTGCGCCAATCTCGCGTGTCAGATACCACTGGGCTTTGCGCAAGTCTTCAAGCCTGTTGCCTTTGTGGTCGGCACGAGTCAGGTACTTCACCACGTTGCCAAGGTTGTATCCTAACTTCTTCGCTTCGATGAAGTCGATGGTCTCGATTCCACCTACCTTGTAATGGGCAGGGTGATTCACTAGGTCATCAAACTCGGGCTCGAACATATCAATCTGCATGGGCTCGCTACTCTGCATACGTGCCTTGGGCTTACCGGCTAGCGCAGTAAGTTCGGCAACACGGGCGGCTGATAGCCCTGCCTTTTGGACTTCACCTACGGCTTGCCAATACTTGTCTACTTGCTCTTTCGTTTTCTTGGCTTCGTACTCTTTCAACTTATCTTTAACGGATACGTTGGATGAAGCTATATGGGTTGTTCCCCACTTAGCTTTAGGTAGCGTAAGCGTAGCCTTCTTTTTAACTCCGGCTTTCTTCTTTGCGTTCCACAGCACTGTGTATACGTACTGAAGCCCAACACCTATCTCCTTGGCTACCTCTGCGGGTTTGGCTTTGGGGTTTGCGGCTACGTAGCTACGCACTTGTGCGGCTTTGGTTACTTTTTTAATCATGGTTTAACTCCTGTTTGTTTATTAACGTACTCGGTAAGAACTTCTCTCATTTTGGCTTGCTTTGACATTCGATGGTTGGTGTCGAAATAATCCATCACCTCCTTCGGTAGTCGCAAGCTCGTGCAAGCTAAGGCGGGTTTCTTACCAAGCCCCCGCCCCTTGCGTTTCTTCTCTAACTTTAAATATTCAATTCCTGTGGTCACTATTTTTCTCCTTTAATGTACAAACCAACGTCACCTTCTTCCGGTTCAAGACCAAGGTTTACACGCCAGCTTTTTGCACCCGCATACGCATTTCCACGCATTACTAGCAGTTCTTTGGCGCTAATCCACGCCACAGGCTCACCTTTTGCTACTACTTCAATACCCTCACCATCGACTCGGCTGTCGTAGCAAGCGCATCCTCTCTCATAGCATTCTTTATTTGCAATCAAAATGTTGCCTCCTCATAATCAGTTGGTTGTGGCTTCGTTGGTTTGGGGAATCGCTTGGGGTCTAGCCGTGTGAACGGCCACCACGCCCTTAGCTCTTCTTGACTCAGCACTTTGTTTTTCAACAAGGGCTTTGTAGTATTCTTTTGGGAACTTTGCTTTTTTATTGACATACTTGCGTAACCAGTCGGCTCCACCTAATTCATTGAACTTTAGCCACTCTTCGTCCGACAATTTGACGTATCGTACCTTTAGGGGGGCGGGGGGCTTTGGTCTCGGCATGTTCTAAAACTCCTTCGTGTTTGTTTGGTTGTCTTTCTTTAGCACGAGTAAACGTGCCGAATTGTTTGTAGCCTAAGCCTTCTTCGTTTGTAATAGTCCCGCCACCCTTGGCTCGGAAATAAACATCCTTTAAGAAAATGCTAGGGCGATTTACTTGCGCTAACTCTTCCCAAGCGTTTAGTGCTTTTGTGCTCATCTCTTCATATTCCTTATATTTACGGCAATGCTTGCCATGGTGTCAGCTTCAAAAACTTTCATCTTTTCAAACTCTTTGGCTACTTCTTCTAGCGTATCGTTACGTATATCACGCTCGTAGTTGTATTCTTTATCCATAGCCACCTGACGCTTACGCCAACCCGAGGCTACGTAGTCTTGAATATCATCGTCATCTTCTTTGTTCATGCTTGCCTCGCTTTCAACATAGCGTCTGCTTGTGCATAAGCAACTCGGGCTATCTCTTCCTTGACATCTTTTTCCATAAATGCGCAAGCGTCCACAAACTCTTTGTCACTTGTGTAAGACTGCATAGCTTTAGCCGCAAAGTAGTCACGCAAGGTCATTCCCTTTTCGCCTTGAATTCTTTCCCCATCATCAGTTATCCATGGGAACGCTGATAGAATTTTCATGGCTTCTCCTTTAAAACTGTTTCCAGATTGTCGAGTGCTTTATCCCAACTGTCGTAGTCAATGCTGTTAGTGAACGAACTGACCACGGCCTTAGCCGCTTTCTCTACTCGCTCTAACCTTTCCATTCTTGACCGCATCAATCTAGCCTCTTGCTCTAGCTCAGCTATCAGCAAATCTATTTCTCTTTCTTCTTCAGTCATGCTCCCTCCTAAATAAGTTACAAATCCTATGCCACAAAATTTGTCGAACGCTAATGTTGTTTAGCTGCTTACGCAGTTGTGCGTTCTCTAGCAATAGCTCGCTGTTGTGCATGGACATTAGCCCCCATGCCTTTTCAATTTCTTCTTGTGTCATTTCAGTCCTTTCAAAAGCAATAACATTGTTATGGCCTCCGGCAACGACTCCTCATCTTTCAGCACATACAACTCGTTAGTCCAATTGCTTGCGTACTGCGCATTGTTTGGTCTGTACGTGCGTATGGTTAACACCCGCCCATTGATTGCTTCAGCGATTGAAATCTGTGCGCCATGTTCTTGCGCTCTGTCATCTACCTCAACCCTAGCACTCAATGTCACGTTCTCATTAAGTAACCAATTTCTAATCCATTTTCTAATACTCATGTACCCTCCAGTACTTCAAAAATTACTTTCTTAATCCTGCCGTATGCGTCTGCTTTGGTATACGGCATCGACAATATGTTATCTATCTCGCACAACGCATCGTAGTACTCAGTGCCTCGCATTGCGTTTTGTAGTTTGTACTCGTCATCGGGATACTCAAACTCAAGTACGGCTTTCATAAGCGGCCCCGTTGGTTAGCAACATAAGTAGGCGGGCCTTTCGCCACGTTCTACGTACGTCAGTCTGTGAAGAGTTGCGGTACTTAAACTTTGGGTCAGTACACAACCTCAGTGGGATTGCTTTGGATTGGTATTTCATTTCATCTTTCATTTGGATTCTCCTAACATTGTTAGCCTGTTTTTATGCCAGTTCCCGCTCTGCGGTAAGTAAGACAAAGACTTCGGTAGTGGCTCGGCAACCCACACCTTCGATCATCTGCTCAGGCTCTACTAACTTCAACATACCTAACTTACCTCTCATATCAAGCGGGAGCGTATTATCATCGTAAAGTTGTACTTCGTCACCTGTTTTAACTACGTACTTTCCATTAGACAGTAAGACTAGGCTCGTACCCTTATCGGCTTTGAACTTAGCTTCTATGTCAGTAACAGTTAGCATCTCAGCCTCCGCCTCTCGTAACTTGGCTAGTTGGTGCGCTTGCCCGTTAACTATTACGTATTTCTTGAAGTCCTCCGCATGTTGTACAAACGCAAACGCTTTCATAAGCGGTATCAGGTTGTGCATAACACTCTGATGGTTACTGCGCTTCTGACTTGTTTGCCTACTAACAACTCGGGTAGCTTCTCCCAACGCATCATTCATACGCTCAGCTACGCTCTTGTTACTGAATGTTTTCTTGATAGCGGCTAGGGCTTTCTTAGCATCCTTAGTGCGATACGCGCCCACACGCTCGCGCTCGTTTCTAATGGTGTTGCTAGAGATAGAGAATATGTGACCACCCGCATCGTAGCGATAGTCTCGGTCGATCTTGCCAATCTCTTCTCCATCTTTGAATACCGCGAACTTACCAATCGTCAAACGTGGGCGGGTATCCGCAGTCTCACTCTTGATTTGTCCGTAATACTCTAGCACTCGGAACTCCCATGATGGGTTCTCCACGATAACCTTCCACATGATCTCATGCAGGGGTTTCTCCACTACGAAATCAAAGTCGCTCTTACGCCTACCATTTAGTAGCTTATCGCTGATGGTGACGTTACTCAATGTCATTGCTGTGCTTGCATCCATGATCTACTCCTTACCATTCAAACTTTTTAATAATTGCATCTACCTTGGCCTTGACCTCGGTGCGGTGATGCTCGTCTTCCTTGATTGCTTCTATGTTAGTACCTAACATTGTTAGCTCTAGTTCCTTGCGTGCTTCCTCCAACTTGGGGTCGTTGGTGATGTTCATCTTAGTTAGCAAGGCGCATAGCTCTAGCGGGTTACTTACCAATGTGTCGTGATACCGCTTCTTACCACCCGATGTGTCGTCGAGTTTCTTAGACATGCCTACTAGCATTTCATGTAAGCGTTCCCATGGCTCACGCATAGCGTCAGCTAGCTTGTTGTCTTGTTGTGCGTTGAACTCTGCTTGCATCTCTGCTAAGTCATTCGCAGGTATGTCTAAGCGAAAGTCACCCGCCTCCGGTACAGGCTTTACAGTTCTGCGGAACCCGAACTTCAGCTTCACCTCCTCAAGCTCGGGGTAGTCCTCGGCTCTGTGCATCTTGCCTAGGTGCGTAGGTGCATCCTGCACTAGGGCTGGATAAGCCTGAAAGAACGCATCGCACATTGTGTTGAACGTCTGCTCGTATGCGTTCATGGTCTGCTTGTATTCCATAAACAACGCAGTCGGCAACATACGCTCACCCTTGTCTGCCCATGGTAGCGTTCGCTGATTGTGATAAAGCCTGACCTTGGCGGCAAAGTTCTCGATCTCCTTACGCAAGTTAGTACCCGCGAATAGGTTCTTATGGACACGCGCCGCGTCTACGACTGCTGATGCGTCAGTATTCACTTGCGCGGTTGTATCGCGGTCTAGCTTTGATGCAGGCCACACGCTGATGTTCAATTCCACTAACACTGCTGATGCACTAATACTCATTTCATTCTCCTTAATTTGGTTTACCGGCTAACTTAGCCATTTGATATTTACTGTCGCTCACAATCTGCATACTGAAATTGTTATCGTTCGGGTACACATGGTAGGTGTACGTCTCAGTCATGCCTAACTCTTTGCGCTTGTCCTCACTCCAGTACTTCTCCTCGTATATCTCTGCGCTCTCTAAGCAATCCATTAACTGCATTGCCTTCTCTTTGGTGAGTGCTACCTTGCGGTAGCCTAAGTCGATCACAATCATTTTGTTCCTCCTAATCTTGAATATGAATCGTTCTGCCATTGTCAGAAACCGCATCATTGCCTCCTACTACTACCCACATAGTGGGTGCTGTCCATTCGCTACCCCAGTTGGGTACATAGCCATCGGTCAGGATGATGATGCACTCGGGCTTGATAGCTTCATCACGCAAGTATTGAGATACGCAACTAGGGTCAGTGCCCCCGCCACCCTTGGGTTTGGTTGAGCTAACAATGTTAGATACTTCCGCACCCTCATACTTCTCATGCTCTGCCACTGCACCATCCCAATAGATAAGATCAACCATCTCGGGGCTGACTTCCTCGGCCACACCTTTCACCTCGGCTAAGAATTCATCGAGTTCCTTGCCACCGATAGACCCTGACGTATCAATGCCTACGACAATGTGACCAACCTTCTCACCGATCATGCTTGGCATGTAAGTACCGCTTGATAAGTATCTGCGGTTGACTCTGCGCCATGAGGACGTATCTTTGTTGTGGCATGTAGCTTTCACATACTCACGTAGTTCCTCGCGCCAGTTGATCTTGGGTTGCAAGTGCTCATCAATCTCGCGCCCGATACCACCCGCACCTTTGCCGTGTGCTTTCTCATGCGCCATGACACCCTGACGAATAGCTTGGTCGATCTCACGTTCGAGTACTTTTTTCTCCTCCTCGGTCATTTCTTTTGCGCCATCCCAATCATGGTCATCGAGCCCACCACCGCCTTCGCCATCTTCCTCGTCTTTGAGTAAGTCGAACACTTGCTTGGAGTTCATGCCTTTGTACTGTGGGTCATACAGTCCCATGCGCTCACCCTTGTGCGCACCATCCTTAAACCTCGGCATGGCAATCACATCCTCGTTGGGGTCGAGTTCTTTGAGCATGTAGTTAATAACGTAGTCACAAGCTTTGTTGGCACGGCTTGAATCTTCGTCATGCAACTTACGCCACGTTGTCAGGTGTCGGTACATTTTGTGTGACACCTCATGCGCCACGACAAATGCCAGTTCCTTGTCGCTCAGCATCGCTACGAACTTACGCCCATACTTCTCGTCTCGTCCGTTGGTACACGCAGTCGGTACGTCATCCGCTACGCTAGTACGACCAACCATCATTACACCTTGGAGTAAGGCGAACTTGGGGTTACGCATAAGCGTGATCTTGGCCTTCTGCAATTTACGTTCTTCTAACATTGTTATGTCCCTTCGTTTAATATAATTAACAACTTCTCACACACTTCTTTGTTGGTATGCTGAAATACTGTTGACCACTCCGGTGTATGTTGGTCTCGTATACACCACCCAAGTATCTGTAACTGAGCCGCGCCACTCTCTCGCATGTTGTGCTCGGTTACCCATTGCAGAAAATACCTAGGGCTTTTGTAGTCGCTTGCACTCGTGCCATTGAACGCCATCACATACCCCCTTCGATTAGTAACTTAGCCATAAGTTGTAACTCCTGTAAGGTTGCAAAGTCATGCACCTTGGTGAACTTGCCATTCTTGCCACGCTCCACTTGGTACAGTACAAATCGTTCCTTGCCATCGTCATCCTGATACCCGCCTATCGAATACCCTGCATCATGTAGCTTGGTATAGGTAAACGGGTCAGACTCAATCCAAACCCCATCGTTATCAGAGGAGGTCATGGTTCTTCGCAACCCAGTCGGCAAAGGCTTTGCAACTGAACGCAATGCTCTGCTTGCTTGGTGTCTTGGCTATGTTGATAGCGAACACCGCTTGCCACTCGGCATCGAACCTCTCCAAGTACTCCATGAATGGGGCAATGGTTGCCTTGTCCACACGAGCAATCGCACCGAATACAACAATGGCACAAGCACCGGCTGACGTAGGTATTGCCGTTGTCTTGGGATGCGTGATCGTTGACTCCCACGTTGGTAACTGATCTGAGAACTCAATGTATGCTTGCATATCCCTAGACGCTGACTCACCAATCGCACCTGACAAAGCCGCAATCACAGTCTCGGGGTCGTTTTCTTTACGAGACCTAACAATGTTAGACGCTGTCTCAAGCGAGCGTGGTGATACGAAAGCTTTCTGAGAGTTCTTAGGGTTGTAGATGTAGGGGTTGTCGCCTTGCCCTGCGTCTGTGTAGCTAGCCATTGCATGAGGGAATCGGTTGACCCACGCAATCACCTCGGGCTCGATACCCTTGTTGATAGCCCACTCAATCCATTGCTCGGCATCGGGTTTGCTGATCGTCACGGGAACCAGTCGGTTACGGCTATGTGCTTTCAGGTTGTCGCCCACGCCATCAGTCGATAGGTTGCCAGTAAGAAACACAATGGTAGTGCTCGGGTCGAGCGGTATGTCACCAAGCCTAGGGTTAGCTTTCTCTAGCATAGGGTGAAGCATGTTCTTCACTGGGTCTGCGCCCTTTGAAAATTCGTCAAGCATGATGACAAGGGGCTTGCCTTCATGAATCTTGAACCTAGCGTTAGGATAGTAGCGGGTAGTCTTGGAGTCGTGGTCGATTACCGGCATGGCAATGTCGCCCAAGTCCATGTTAGGTACATCGATGTACGCATACTCATAGCCCAAGCCGTTAGCAATACTCTCCAACAGGGAAGACTTTCCGATACCGGGTTCGCCTTGCAGTAGGAAGCGGGTCTGTGGGTTGGTGCGAATCAGGTTCGCGGCTTGCTTGAGGGTAATTGATTTACCGAATTTGATCTCTGACATATCTAACCTTTCTGATTGTGCCTAACATTGTTAGGCGGGTTTCTAATTTACTCTGCATTTTTGACGTAGTTCTACTACATCAGCTTATATTATACCACATTGTTATGGTAATGTCAAGTCCTTTCGTCATGGGTCTGACTAAAGAATTACCAACCTTTCGTTTGATTTCTGTATCTGCTCAATCTCTTCTTGCGATGGCATCTTCGTTATGTACGACTCGTACTTGTCGTTGGGCAACTGATTCGGTTTGAGCGGCCTTCTCTCAATCATCTCATCGCTGTGCCATTGCAACATGATCTTGTCCAGCATCCGCTCAACTGCGCCTACTGTAATATCCACACTCATGTCCATGCCTACCTTCGGTGGTCGGTGTAGATAACCCATCGAGAGGGCTAACAATGTTAGGGTCATGCGGTAGTAGTTGTCGACCTTGCCTTCCTCGGCTTGGTCATCGCGTATCGCTGCAAAGAAACTCTTGCACTGTCTAGTGTATGCAGACCACAGGGTCTCGTCTGGTGTCGCTTCGTCTGCCCCGATTGAACTGTTTCGCACCAACCCCAAGCATCTGTAATCTTGGGGCTTGAACTCTATGTGCTTCACAAACTTGAGGTCGGGCTTCCACACTTGCTCTTTGCCCGACATACTCCCCCTCTGCCATGTGCTCTGCTCTTTGTACTCGTACCCAATGCAGTCGGCAATCTCCATGAGGGATACCCGAAGGTCGTTGCTCTCCATGTTCTTGCGCAGTTGGAGGAACCCATGCAGATACTTCATGAACCCTGAGTATTGAGACCTAACATTGTTAGATGCCTTGCGGTTAACGTAGTGTGAGTAAACAACTTCTTTTTCATGCACACTTAAGCACTCGCCTTCACAGTTTAGGGTGAGCGAGCCGTTCTGTTTAATTACATGGCGTTCGTTATCAATGGTGATGCCGATCTTCTTGCGGTCTAGCCAAGCGGGTATATCTAGCACACGCCCAACCATCCCTGACTCCATCAACCCCATCCACCTAGGTGTAATGATGATCTTGTTGTCAGGCGTGAATGTCAGCAGTGTCTTGCGGTAGTTGACCAACTCAATATTCCCATTCTCGCCCTCGCGGATTGAGTAAATGTCAATGTCCTCGCGCCTACCCAGTGGGATGCAAGGGGTCAGGCTATCGCGTCCGTACTTGTCAGGTTTCTCAGGCGTGCGACCCCGAATGGGTTTGGTTTTCTTCAGGCGCATCACTGCGTCTGCGTGGCTACGGATACGTGGCAAGTAATAGGTTGAGGCATGGAGCCCCGTCTGTCTTTCTTTCATGGCTTACTCCATCAGTTCTGATTGCGCACGCAGGCGCAGGGCTTTCACATTCTTCAGCGTGGGGTACTTCAGGCAGAAGCGTTCCCTTGCTGTGCTTATATCTTTAGCCTCGGCAACCTCGGTCACCCAATAGCCAAAGCGGTTACTCCATCCTGTCATTAGGAACTTAGCTAACATTGTTAGGCTCCTTCAGTTGCTCTCGTACTGAGTAGATCACAGAGGTTTTGTCGTGACTATTCAACCACATGCCAGCCGCAGAAACTTTGCGCTTGGCTTCTTCTATTTCATCCGTTAGTTTTTTGTACTCAATCTCAATCTCTTCACGCCTTGCTCGGGTGTCACGCTCTAGCGTATATGCGTGTACCACGCACTCACGATACAAGGTAAGTTTCTGCGCTTTCTTGTCATCCTCAATCTTCTGCAAGCGTAGTCGCTCGGCAAACATAGCCATTGCGTGCTTACCCGCATCGGTTACGCACCAGCCCTCGTACTTGATACCATCCTCAACGTAGGGAAAAGTATTTATCCATGCGCTACGCACTAACGCACCGAGGGTGCGACTTGATGAACCCGAGAACACCAAAGCCTTGATTGACTTGGTTTCTTCGATGGACTTGAGCGCATCGTATTGGGCTTGGGATGTGTAGCCTTTTAGTGCCGGTAAATGTTCGTGTCTCATCATGGTCTCCAATAAAGTAGGTCAAGTGCAAGCACTATGCAAGCACACAAAATAACAATACGTTCGAGCTTTTCCCATCTAGTTAACATTGTTAGGCTCCTTCATGTCCTTCATTAGGATTACTAGGTCTTCGATCAAGTCTTGGATGCAGTCGCCTCGGATTGCATGGATAGGCTCAACGCCTAAGTCTTCAGCCATCTGCGTTACATCCGCAAACAACTTGTCCCATCCCGCAGTCCAGTCGGTCATGTCATACCAACCGATTGGGTAGATTTCGTGGTCGGAGAACAAATAGCCCCAGTACATCATCCCTGTGTTTTCTTTATCTAACATTGTTAGCCCCCTTTGGTTTGTTCGCACAGTTCATCGAGCGTGAAGTAAACATTTTCCAGTCTGCCCCGCACCTCATGGCGGTTACGGATACTGTCGATATTGTTTAGGGCATAGCGCAGTTGTTCCCTCATGCGTGTGAGGTCGTCATTAAAGTTGGCATTGAATTCTTCTTCGGTCATGCTCAGCCCCTCAGTTCTTTTTGGTTGGTTTGCTTAAGTGTTACCCGTGCGCTCGCAGGTGTAACAAGTTGGTAGTTGCCCTTGCCGTATTCCTGCACTACGCACCAACTCATGCGTTCCATGCGTGCGGCTTCTTCACCGCAGAATAGGCAGACTCGGTAGCCTAGTGACCACCGCTCGCTGTGTATATCGTCACCGCAGTTGCGGCACTCGTGCCAATCTGACATGGTTACTCTCCTAGGTCTGAGTTGATTATGTCTAAGCGCATTTGGGCGGGGTCGTACTCGCCATTGACCAACTCATACAGCAGTTGGAGATAGTCGCTTGGGTTTTGATGGTCGCTACCAAGCCAATGCTTGATTTGCTCGACTGTGATTGGGGTGTCGTTTTCTTGCATGATCTAACCTCTCTAATTGAACCTAACATTGTTAGGGTGCTTCTAATGGGCGGGATTGCCCGTAGATGGTTTTATCCCATCTAACTTATATTATACCACAATGTTATGTCAAAGTCAAGTTCTTTAGTCTTGGGTGAGACGAAAGTGAGCCGCGAACTTGTTCGAGGAAGCACGAAAGTTATGAAATGAGCAGACTGCCTATTTTTTAAGCAGTGTTATGAAAGTAAAGTGTGGTATGTTATTTTATTTGGGAAATGTAACGGAAATTGAGCAAAACGTAACGTGAAACGTAACACGGGGTTCTCCTCTGAAAAGTAGTGTTTTTTAGGGTAATGTTATAATGTTATGTGTTTTTTAAAAATGGGTATATGGCCTCCAAAATTATTTGCGTAATACGTTTTGCACTTTTGAGGCACTTCGTTGCTTCATAACTTTTGTAACACGACACCCATTAGGCTCAAAAAGCGTAACATTGTAACTTTCTAGGTTTCATGCGGGTTGCGAGCGTTTCGTAACGTAACAAAGCCCTTTTTTTCGTAACATTAGACGTAACATTGCATAAAGTTACATAACATTGTTAGGTCGCTTGCTACCACCGCCCTGAGAACTGGTATTCAAATCGGGGTGCTTTGGAACGTTGCCGACCTTGCCGCTACTACCGACCAGAGAACTGGTATTCAAATCGACCTAACATTGTTAGGTGCGAGCAGACGCAAAAAAGCCCGCACAAGGCGGGCTCAGGATGGGGTAAGGGTTTCCCCTTACCTGTGGTTTACTCTATCGCACCGGTGTCAACACCGAGGGCAATCAACGCGGAGGTTATGTAGGTCTGCGCGTCTTGCTCACGATCACTCAGGCTCTCCGCGTTCTTGCAAGCTTTGAACAAGGTGCTCAGTTCCTCGATAAGACGGAGGTTCAAGCTTCGATTGTGTCTTGCACCTACTGACGTATCGGTTGAACCCTCGGTTTTCTCGGGCTTGCCTTCGATGTGCTCTTGTGCATACTTGCGAACCCGCGCCCATACTGTTGACGGGTTTGTGTGTTCTGCCTCGTTCAATGCTTTGAACAACGCTTTTTTCTCAGCGTGAACTTGCTTCGCGTCTTCGCCCTTGTCATTGTGCTCTATTAAATACCATTCAACGGGCAACACCTCGCAAAGCTTCTCAGCATAGTCACGCTCAGCGCCGTAGGCACGCTTGACGGCATCGGCAACACCTTGACGCAATGATTCGAGGGAAACTGTGTTTTGTGTAACTGTAGTCATGATCTTCTAACCTTCTAATAAAACCAAGTAAACGGACTTGGAAACCGCCACAATCATTTTGATTGCTTGAGTATATTATACCACAAAAAAGAGGCAAACTCAAGATTTGCGTGAACAATAAATATAGAATTGATCTAACATTGTTAGCCCTTTTGAAAAGCTTCAAAGCAAATGACCCACCCGAGGGGCATCCCCCAAATGACCAAAGAGGAATCCTAGAAATCCCCTACACACAGCGTTGCTCAAACGATTTCTTCCCCCAAGTTTCACCCCACCCCCGCTAATACAGAACACCCCCCAGGTCTAAGTAAAAACCCTAACCACAAAAAATTTTTGCAAAAAATTAAAAACGCTGTTACATTTCAGTCTTCATATTCATTGGTGCGCTTACCCGGTGATTAAACTAGAACCTACCTCGGACATTCCTGTCCCTTTTGACGTATCCGAAGAGTCTCCAAAGACTCAGAAGGATGCTATTGCCATTGCTGCAAATACTGCTGACTTTATTAAAGAGCTTGGCGGTGGTCTGGACTTCAACGAGAAGGACGGCAAGCAAGTAGTTGATCTGGTTACCAAAACAGCCAAGACACCCAAGCACATCAAGTCGCCCGGCCAAGCTGCGGCTGCTGCGGCTATACTAAAAAAGTACGACTTTCAAGCCATTGCGGATGCACAGCAGGCACGTAACTTAATCACAAACAAGCTGATCGAGCTAGCTGACTGCGGAGACCTGAAGATTGAAATCAAGGCTCTTGAGTTGCTCGGCAAGCATTCAGATATTGGAATCTTTACGGAACGCAGTGAGATTACTGTGCACCACACAACATCCCAGTCTCTTGAAAATTCAATCAAGGAACGGATTAAACGCTTGCTGCACAGCGACGTAACAGACATCACCCCACTTGACGATTTGGATGCTCAACTGGGAACCCCGTTGAAAGTTCTGGATACTGAAGAACCCATAGACTCGGACACCCGGGAAGACGTACCTAACCATGAGTGAGTCACAGATCTCATTGAAAGACTTGGAAGGGCTTGTTGATACCGGCAAGCTCTCGGATACTGACCTGCGCGTACTAGAGAAACAGCTAATCCACTTGGAAAAGCTAAAACAACGTGAGCTAGCTCAGGAAAAGTTCATTCAGTTTACAACCCGGGTGTGGCCAACCTTTATTTCGGGTAGACACCACAAGCGAATGGCCGAAGCTTTTGAAAGGGTAGCCCGTGGAGAGTGCAAACGTCTCATTATCAATATGCCTCCTCGCCACACTAAGTCAGAGTTTGCCTCTTACTTACTACCTGCTTGGTTTTTGGGCAAGTTTCCGGGCAAAAAGGTCATCCAGTCGTCCAATACGGGTGAATTAGCGGTCGGATTCGGTCGAAAAGTGCGAAATTTGGTCGATTCTGAGGTTTATAGCGAGATTTTCCCCGATTTACACCTGCAAGCTGACTCAAAAGCAGCCGGAAGATGGAATACCAGCAAGGGTGGTGACTATTTTGCGATTGGTGTGGGGGGTACGGTAACCGGTAAGGGTGCTGACCTGCTCATTATTGATGATCCGCACTCAGAACAAGAGGCTGCGATGGCGGCAAGCAACCCAGACATCTACGATAAGGTGTTTGAGTGGTACACATCTGGCCCAAGACAGCGTTTGCAGCCGGGTGGGTCGATTGTTATTGTGATGACACGCTGGGCACAGCGCGATTTGACCGGTCAAGTGCTTAAAAATGCTGCTTTAAGGGGTGAAAACGACTGGGAAGTGATCGAATTTCCGGCTATTTTGCCCTCTGGAAACCCTCTTTGGCCTGAATTTTGGAGCAAAGAAGAGCTCGAAGCGCTGCACGAAGAACTGCCAAATGCCAAGTGGCAAGCCCAGTATCAGCAAAATCCCGTGGGAAATGAGTCAGCGATTATCAAGCGCGACTGGTGGAAGATTTGGCCAAACGAAAGACCACCTAAATGCGACTATGTTTTGCAGACATGGGACACAGCGTTTGAGAAAACACAGCGGGCTGACTATTCAGCAGGCACAACTTGGGGCGTTTTCAACTGTGAAGAGGATGATATGCGCCCTAACATTATTCTTTTGAATACCTACCGCAAGCGAGTGGAGTGGGTGCAGCTTAAAAAAGATGTGCTCATAGAGTACAACGAGTGGGAGCCCGATGGGATGCTCATTGAGAAGAAGGCCACGGGTGGCCCGCTGATTTATGAACTGAGAGCCATGGGCATACCTGTGCAGGAATTTACGCCGGGTAAAGGGCAAGACAAAATTGCCCGCTTGAACGCAGTATCGGACATAATCGCTTCTGGGAAAGTGTGGGTTCCCGATACTCGTTGGGCTGAAGAATTGGTTGATGAGATTGGGGCATTCCCGTCAGGCGAGCATGACGACTTGGTTGACGCGACAACACTTGCTTTAATGCGTTTTAGGCAAGGTGGATTCCTCCGACTTCCTAGTGATGAACTAGACGAAGTTAGATTGTTTAAATCGGGCAGACGCGCAGCGTACTACTAAGGAATATTATGAGCATCGACAAAAGTTTATATGCAGCACCTCTCGGTATTGATGAGATGGAAGAAATGGCTGATATTGAAATTGAGATTGAAAATCCAGAGGGTGTGCGCATCGGCATGGACGGTTTAGAGATTGAGATTGAACCCGGCACAGAAGGTGATGAAGAAGAGTTTGACTCCAACCTTGCTGAGTTCATGGACGAGGGCGAGTTACAGAAGATTGCCGAAGACATCATGGGTGATGTTGAGAGTGACATCAACTCCCGCAAAGAGTGGGTTGAGATGTTCGTCAAAGGTCTAGATGTTTTGGGGATGAAGTATGAAGAAAGAACGGAGCCTTGGCTGGGTGCTTGCGGCGTATATTCGACCGTCCTTACAGAAGCTGCCGTGCGCTTCCAAAGTGAGACTATTATTGAAACTTTCCCTTCGCAAGGCCCAGTCAAAACGGAAATTATTGGAGCCATTGATAAACTTAAAGAACAGGCGGCGGAGCGCGTAAGAGAAGACATGAATTACCAACTCACGGAGGTAATGTCTGAGTACCGCCCTGAGCACGAGCGCATGTTGTTTAACTTAGGTCTGGCTGGGTCTGCGTTCAAGAAAGTTTACTTTGATCCATCATTGGGCCGTCAGACTTCGGTGTTTATTCCTGCTGAAGACATCATCATTCCTTATGGTTCTTCCGGTGCTCGTACAGCAGAGCGCGTGTCTCACATCATGCGCAAGACAAAGAACGATATTAGGAAACTGCAAGTAGCGGGCTTCTATAAAGATGTTGAGTTGGGTGAGCCTGCGCGAGTACACACAGACGTTGAAAAGAAGAAAGCTGATGAGCAAGGCTATTCACTCACAGATGATGATCGCTATCAGATTTATGAAATTCAAATTGACTACAACTTACCCGGCTACGAGGATGAAGATGAGATTGCTCTTCCGTACATTATCTCTATTGACAAGGGCACAAGTAAAGTTCTCTCCATCTACCGCAACTGGGAAGAAGAAGACACTCTCAAAATTAAGCGCCAGCATTTTGTCCAGTACGACTATATACCCGGCTTTGGTGCTTATGGCTTTGGCTTCATACATCTTATTGGTGGTTATGCCCGGGCCGGTACGTCTCTTATTAGGCAACTCATTGATGCTGGCACACTGAGCAATTTGCCCGGTGGCTTAAAGACACGCGGCTTGCGGATCAAGGACGACGATACCCCAATCTCTCCCGGTGAGTTCCGTGACATGGACGTGCCCTCTGGTTCTATTCGTGACAACATCATGGCTCTGCCATACAAAGAACCATCACAAGTTTTGGCAGGACTGTTAGATAAGATTACGGAAGAAGGTCGCCGACTGGGTTCTGTTGCTGACATGAAGGTCAGTGACATGAGTGCGAATGCGCCAGTAGGTACAACGCTGGCTATTCTTGAGCGTCAGTTGAAGACCATGAGTGCGGTGCAGGCTCGTGTGCACTACTCGATGAAGCAAGAGTTTAAGCTCTTAAAGAACATCATCCGTGACTACGCTCCCACTGAGTATGAGTACGACCCGTCAAGTGGCGACCGCATGGCCAAGCAGTCTGACTACGACACTGTTGACGTGATTCCAGTCAGTGATCCTAACAGTGCG